TATCATAGAAGACCTAATGCTTAATAGCTATTTACAGAAAAACTTTCATACTCTCAGAAAAAGAAATCCATATTATGTTAGATTGGAATCATATTTAAAGGAGAGAAAACAAATTTTTTTGGTAATACATTTTCAAAAAGCGGTGAGATTATTCCCACCGCTTTTTGTTACATCATATTACGCAACTTTTCGATATATCTTTTCATGGTTTCCCGTTCCTCGCGGCAATCAGCATCTTTTGACATTTCTCCCAACTCTTCGGTTAGTTCGTCCATATGTTCCTCTAAGGCCGCAAGCATACGCCGCTTGCAATCCTCATCTTTTCCACCACTTCTGTAGCTCTGCTTCTGATTCATGTAGTCATCATAGGCCGGACCGGTCGCACGGCTGTAGTGTCCTCTGACGTAATGTTTTCCACGTGTGCCGCGATAGGAGCTGTCATTATCATAGTCCTGCGACATTCCATCAGCACGGCTATAACGTCCCATGCTGTCGCGCTTGCGGCGCGCTTCGCTGTATTCTCCGCCATCCATTTCGTCCATTACCTGATTGTAGTACTCTTTTTTGCACTTCCAGTACTCCACATTCTCCATGTCTTTCCACATGTCTATCAGTTTGTATGCGGTTTCAAGGTTGCTAGTGTTCAGGCCCTTTTCCGCAATCTTATCCAGTTCTTCATGGATATTCTGCATCATCTTATAGCTCATAGCCTTACCCCCTTAACCTATTCTGCTAACAACAAGGTTAGCGTCTGATACCGTCGCCGCTGTGGCTCCAACGTTTTTTACTGATAGGGTAGCACAACATGGTTTGCACACCCTTACTTCTACAGTTGCCGCTCCATTGATTGTTGCGCCGGCGGCAACCGTGTTCTGGATTCTTGCACCGGGAATGCCTTCGCCGTCCTGCTGTACTTCAAAAATAACGTCACCTGCTGCGGCTGCGGAAAAGTTTCCGTTAAATCCTACGCGGTACAGGCCAGGAAGCAAAACTACCCTACCAGAGAGTGCCTCATGCCTTATGTTTGGACAATTGCAAGAATATATCCTGTTTGCAGCAAACAGAACGCTTGCATTGACTGCAACAGTCTGTGTCCCAGCAGTTACAAAATCTGCCATAATAAATCCTCCTTATATGCACAGAAGGGCAAGCTTATGCCTACCCTTCCATGTGTGTAATACTACTGTTCAGTAGACATGTCCTTTTCGGACAAGATACGCAATATGCGGTTGTTTTGGTCGATAATCTTTTCCATGTATTCCTTATTCTCCTGTTGCAATGCTTCCATAATATCATTATTTGACACATCACCAACAATCAAAAGCAAATTTATCATTTGCAATGCAGTTGCATACAGAGCAAGATTATCGTAAAACTGTTCGTTTCTCATTAGCACCCGCATCCAGTATTGCATCCACAACCACAGTTAGAGGCATATGGATATGGCGCTGGAACCGTATAAGCCGGTACAGGCTGCGGCTGACGAAGCTGTGCAACGATTGAGTTACCAACTGCATCAATAAATCCGTTCTGGGCAGTCTGGCTTGCCTGGAATCTAAGGGTTTGATTCTCCGCCTGTAAGGTAGAAATCTTATCCTGAGTTAAGAAGTCAAGAATAGCTCTTGTATTGCTGTTGTTGTTGTCCAGAATATCCCTAGTTGCGGTCTGAATGGTGTTTCTGGTATCGCATGACTGTGTAGCCAGGTTATAATTTACACCATCAATTGCGCGCTGTGTCTGGCAGCAGCAATCATGGAGCTGATAGCCCATCTGGCATAAGCTACGGTCCACTCCGCTGAAACCGCTGGTAATGGTGTTGTTCAGCGCATACGTGCTATCACAAATGCCCTGCTGAATACCCCTTATACCATTTTCGATTCCGTTGAGGGCAAATCCCTCATTGATGTCTGCACGTGTTGCTAATCCCTGCAATCCTGCACCTCCTGCTCCATTGTTTCCAAAGCCGTTTCCATTGCCCCAGCCACAGAAAACAAATAAGAACAGTATAATAATCCACCATGCGCCGCCATCTCCAAAGCCATCATTGTTGCGGTTTGTTCCTCCTGTAGCGGCGGCAATGTCTGCTAAACTATAGCCTGAATCCATAATTGTCTACTCCTTTAAAATATATTTACAAAATCATGCGCATTGATTTATGTACTATTTTTTCATGTTATTAAGCATCTGCTGAAACTGCCGGGCCATTTGTTGGGCCTGGTCTAATTGCCGCTGAGTTATCTGGCCGGACTGTAGCATCTTCTGTACTTCTTCTTGAGGGTTTCCCTTGAAATTGTTTTTAAACTCCATAAATTTCTGTATCATCTGCATGGGGTTGTTTCCTCCGCCCATCCCAGGAATCATTCCTCCCATTGGGCTACCTCCACCCATTCCACCTAACATGTTAAATAATGGATTCATATATTACTTCCCCTTTCCTGTTGGTGCTGTACTGGTTTCTAAAAGTCCATATAATTCATCATATTTTGCCTTTAAATCCTGATACTCATTTCTGGTAACATACTTTTCATCCAGATTTTCAGCCGATGTAGATTCCTTTTTCCGTCCATTAACAATCTCTTTATATTCAAAAGTGCGGAGTGTTGGCATACCTGCTGCATCTGTTGTTTTAATATAAAAGTACTCATTTTCGCTATCCATCAGTAATATGGATGTGCTTGGCGCTACTAAATACGACTTTGCCCCGGCTTCACCCTGCACCCATAATATTCCCTGGTTGGTCTGCGGGACCTGTGAAACCTGCGTCTGTTGCGGCATTTGGTATGGTGCCTGTAGCTGCTGCAATCGGTCCATAGGTGGTTGCATCTGTGGCTGATAAGGATATGCGTTTGGATATGTATTCAGATAGTTTGGATTGATAAATGGTTGCGGCATTATATCCCCTCCGTTCTTTTATAATCCAATTATCCCATAAAAAATAAGCCCTTGACAGGTCGTCAAAGACTTATAAAAGTATCACGCAAGTATCAACATAATCGGATTATTTTGTTGTTTACTTTTCTGCTCAATCTCTTTGCTGTGGATACACTTACATTCATTAATTCAGCGCAATATTCCAAAGGATAGTTCTTGGCCCGGTACTCAAACAGTGCCCGTTCTTCATCCGTAAAGTTACAATATGTACGAAAATAGTTTAGTTCTGGCACTGTAAAGTCATATACCTTCAACGCAACGCTCCTTAAATACCTTCTGACAAATGCTTTATCATAGCTTCTTTGGTTTTTTTTAAACCCTCTATGTTGTTACCGGTTATACGATTATCAATTAATGCTATCATTCCTTGGCATAAAAGAGATTGCATATCTCTTATTTCTTTGATAGATTTATAATCATTTTCCACATTTATTTCTAATTTATCCACTCGATTTTTTAGCTTAAATGCCGGATGCAACAATTTGTATATTACGGCTCCTGCGCCTCCAAGAGTAATAAGCCAACCGCATACAACCATAATAGAGTTTAATGTTTCCATAAATTATCGCCTTTCCCAGTAGTATATTGGTATTTCTTGACCGCTGTCCCATGTGTCCCAGTAAAATCCATCCACAACCGTTACCACATGACCATCAAGCCCAAGAACAAATACTCCGTTTTGGTGGTCTGCCGAAAATTCTTCCACGGTATAATCTTCTGGATATTCGTCTGGTATAATGTTTCTCCGAAACCCGTTGCGCCTGAGATATGTCCCCCACACGCTGTTAGCTGACGGCATATCTGATTTCTCGCACGCCACCACCATAACACCAGCAAAGACGGTTTCCCAATCCTGTCCGGTTGCTTTGCAGATTGCACGTATGGCACAGTCGCCTACACGCTGATTACGGACTGGGTTAGGGTTATATGGTTTCCATCTATTCAAATTAATTCCCCTTTCGCATTTTGATACCGCCTTGCCGCCCCTCTGGCCTTTGCGGCCTGTTCACGGCTCCAGCGGGCAATCTGTAACCGTTCCTGCTGGGTGCGTAAGTCATTCGCTTTGCAAAATTCGTTGTATGCTTTATTCTTCCGCTGTAACAGATACGACTTTCGGTCAAGGTCAAGCTGCATTTCAAATTTAACTGATTCGTCCTTGCATTTATCCACGGCCTCTTGCATCCCAATGACTTCGCGTTTGGTCTTTCTGATGCGCCGTTCAAGCGTTCTCTGTCGCTTCTCCAGCTGCTCAACCTTGTAATTGTCTGCGGTTTGGATGTCTTTGTATGGATTGTTTACCCCATCACCGCTACCGAATGAGTGACGGCAGTTCCATCCACATAACCCTTCACCTGTTCCGTATCCAGTATGGGAAAATGGAGGAAAGCTCTTATCCTTTCCAGTCCTGCTGTAAAACTGCCCTTGCCACCATAAATGATTGCCCGGATTCTGTCCCCCATCCCCGGTTCTGGCCCCGATGTGCGCCGACACCAGTATGATATCCCAGTCCATTTCTTCCATACGCTTAATAGAGATATCGCCTGTAGCCTGGGCTACTCCAGTACGTACTGCACGCGCCGTAGCAGTTTCTATGGTGTCTTTATGGCCCGAAGGATAGTGTACTATCACTCCGCCCGATACCACATTATTAACTGCCTCTTTGACAGCCTGTGTGTACGATACAGCCCCAGAAGATACAAGGTGGTATGCATTATCACATTCGTTTATAAAAAGCCTTTTTGCGGCTTCTGCTGTGGTCCTAGTATAGTTTTCCCACTCTCCCATTGTTGCATCCATGTTTCGTTCCATCAGTCGGATAAGCTGCGGAGATTGAGTAAGAGGAATTGGAGATAAACCAGCAGCTTCATATATTTTATGGTCGTATTCCAGGGCCTTGACTCCCGCTTCTTCCATTGCGGCCTTGATTTCTTTTTCCTGTCGCTTAGTGATTTTGGATAACTCCGCCGTTATGTCCTCCAGCAGATATCCTGCATCCTGCAATATCTGTATTCGCCATCGGTCAGAGGAGGTGAGCAGGTAATCAGCGCCGCGGCCTATGCGTATCATCATGCGGTCTATTATCTGACGGATAATGTATGTATGAAGCTGTGAGGCTATTTCTTCGCTTCCTTCTGCGATTCTTGCAAGGTAATCAGGGCTTAACATTTACTCTTCCTTCTTTCCCTTATGTCTAATCGACCATTCAAATACTTTCGGGGCAAATGGACCAAGTGGTATATTGAATACTATCCAAATTAATAAGCTTCTCAATTTATTCCTCCTCAAACATCCTAGGTCCATCCTTCGGCTGTGCTTCCTTTACCATAGCTTTTGCATCTTCTTCAGATAATCCCTCAAACTTCTGGAAATACATCCAGGGTGGTACCTTCCCCTGCACAACATACTGCCACCATCTTGCCCGGTCCTCTTCACGGTTGTATGTAATGTCCCCAAAATCATATGTTATTTCGTAGTTTCCGGCTGGTGCCAGTCCGTACAGGTCAGCATATACATTGAGCGCATATATTGCCCCGTCAAGACAACTTTCCAGTTTGTCGCGCACATCCTTGATTAACTGGATAGTGCGGCGGTCGTCAGCTTCTACCTGTGTGGCTGTGACCATACCTGTTTTTTCGTCAAGTACAAAGTACCCGTTGGAGTATCCGCACTTGAATCCAATAAATGAAAGAAGATTATTAATTCCAGTAAGTCTTGTATCAGTATTTAACGATGGATTAATCTCATGGTAAAATTCTCCATTACTATTTCCAAATACATTTCTTACATAATGGGGTAATTTAACTTTATTTACTCCTGGGCGTTTTAAATTTCTTCCATCACCAAGCATTAATTGGTCATCGATTAATATAATTTTCTCACTGTCAAATATTTCACCCACATTCCGACTATATGCCACATCAAGGTCCTTTAATTCCTCTATGGCCTCGGCATATATTGGCAATCCTAAAGGTGATGAAATATCCAAATTATTAGCCTGTGGAGTGCGTAGTATGCCAAACATGGGACCATCGATTTTCTCATTATTTGCTTTAAGTATAGGTGGTGTCTCTGGAAGTAAGTCAGACCATTTAGTCCTGTTTAATGCTATCGGGTCCCCCACGCTTTTTGCAGAGTGAGACACATAGGCTCTATTGGATATGTAATATGGGTAATAGGTGTTCTCCCCATCCTTAACCTCAACAAACCGATGATACTCAAATCTGGTATAATACTTATCATTTTCGCTGTAACTATCCTTGAACACAATCCCATAGATACCTTCATTATCGCAATCCGTAATGATAAAATCCATAGGTGTGAATATGTCCAGTCCCTTACCATTTGGCTTAAGGATGATTGTACCGTAGGCCATACCATATTCTACCCAGTGACGAATCTGGAAATATATCTTATCAATCTGCTCCTGGAGCCATGCCGCCCGCGCGCTCCCATCAATCTGTATTCCGATTGCCAGGGTAGCAAGTCGGGCCGTCTCTGAGCATATGGCCTTTGCAAAATTGATTGTCTTAACGTTATCGTCAGCATTCACCCAATAGGGAGTGCCCCGGTAGATATTGGCGCACTCTGTAATCTTGCTTTCCATCTCCGGGGATACCACTGATTCAACGTTGAAATCTTCTTCTGCCTGTCGCTTGAATATCATTCCTATCACCTTTTTAGCCCATGTTATTAGTCCCATTTACTCACCTAATTTTTTCTGCTATTTTTTCGCCTATCAAAAACGCAAGATTAAATGTGCCAAAGATTAGAAGAAGAAATAGTGTCAACGGCCAGAAGAACAATGGAAGCAAAGAAGGCTTTCCGTTTACTTGCATGGCCCCAGAAACAATAGTGCCAATTAACAAATAAATTATAATCAATATATAAATCATGCGCTGTTTCCTCTCCTCATTGATAGCGGGCTTGTAGCATAACGGAGAGCATCAATCCAGTGGTCATTTCCATCTGGGTAATCCGCTATTACTTCTCCGTTTCCGTCTACCTCATGCTCATACTCTATTATTTCCTTGTATGCTCGTGGCGTGCGGGCCGGGTCTATAACGATTGTACGGCACTGCAACCACTCAAAGGTATATTTCCTGCTTCCTGGTGTTACAATGGCTTTACGTGCCGGTAAACCAACGTCACGGAAGTCTATAATGCTTTCTTCTTCATCCACACCGCAATAGATTGTATAATCATCGTACCCAGCCGTCTGTATATCCTCAGCCATCTTGCTGTTACGAATTTTACAGCCACCCATTTCATCAAGCAACACAACCAATTCTTTGTTTGGTATGTAAGCGGCCCGGATAAAGGCTTTGGGGTCCGGGAACCAGCCCCAGTCTTGCCCCTGATATATGCTTTGGTATTTCTGGATTTCCTCGTCTGTGATTGTCCGTACATCCAGCATATCAAATATATTTGTACCAAGTCCAACCGGCAAGCCTAAATACTCGTGGTTGTATGCCCGCTCATTGGTGGCTTTAAGATGTTCTGCGCGTTCAATAAACATTTCTCCCAGCCATTCAACCGGTACAGAACGGTAATCGCTTTTATGCCTATACGCGCTATCGTCTGGAGTATTTACATACTGATTAGCCCAGTTGCTTTGGCTGATGGGTGGGTTGAAGGATTTAAATACAACAAACTTGCTTCCACCACGCAACACTGACTGTTCAACAGTCCGTATTTCCTCCGGTCCTGCAAATTCATCCAATTCCTCAAACCACAAATATTTGAAGTATCCCTTACTAGCTTTAATTGACTTTGTTTTCTTGGCTTTATCAAGTCCACGGAATATTATCTTCTGTCCGGTCGACTTATAAACGAATCTGTATGGGCTTTTACGGGATTCCCATAAATCCGTAACGCCTAGCGCATCTATGGCCCACTGTATCTGCTCAAATACTGATTCTCCAATGGTTACGGCGTACTTTCGGAATATGACAGCATTGGACTCTGGGTCATCCATCATTCCCAGTACTATTTCAATGGATATAAAGGAGGACTTTGTAGAACCTCTTCCGCCGTACAGGTCATAATATGTATGTTTACCTTCTATGATATCCCAGTGAACATCGTAGAAAGAAGGGGCGATTACATCAGTCAGATTTATTGTTGTCTGGTCTTGGTATGTTGTTGACAATAGTAATCCCGCCGCCCTCCTGCTTCTTGTCTGTATCTATTTTACGCTTTGCCAATTCCACCGCCGCTTTGGTCCTCTCTGCCAAAGGAGCGTCAAGACCGAATTGGTCTTTTACTTCTCCGCGCATAACCGATGTAAGATATTGCAGTATTTCAGCGGCATCAGCTATGCGGCAATCATCAATCTGTTTCTGTCGCTCGGAGATATATGCAGAAACCGTAGGCTTCCGTAAGTTTTCACGCCCTATTGCGTCTGCTGTCCGTAAGCTATAACCAGCCTTTCTCGCAGCTTCTGCCGCATTTCCGCATTCTATGTAATAATCCGCAAACGCTTTCTGTTTCGGTGTAAGTTCCACTTAACCACCATCCTTATCATACCTTCTGTTCCATGCATGTATAGCTTTTTTCCAACGGCAATAAAACGCTTGTATATTAAATGCTATACATCCCGGATTGCTACAGTGTATGCCTTTCAATCCGCCATTTCTTATTTTTTCTGGACTCTCGCCGCAAAACGGACAAGGTAACAATTTTATCTTTTCCATCCCTTCACCGCCTCCCATATCTCCTGCAAGCACTTCACAATCTCAATCCCCGATGCACTCCGCAGTATCTCATAATCCCTGGTTTTCCACTCTCCATGCTTATCCTGCTGTAGCACAGGGGTGCTTAATATCCATATGGTTATCATGCGCCCCTGTTCCTCGCTATAGAATTGGCTGGTGGATATCTTGATTACAAGTCTGGTCTGCAATATGGCGCGCTGGAGTTTTTTCATAATTGAACTAAGATTCATCTTCGCTTTCTGCCTCACGGTATTCTTTGCATACTTCCATGTGCGCACACCAGATAGTTGCAGCCGTAGATTCTACCGCATTATATTCCAGCATACTTCTGTATGATGTGACTATATTTTCTGCTTTTGCGTCAATGTTAATACAGTTTTCACATCATTCCTTTAATAGATTAATAATCATATTTTTACCCCATGTGGTATAATAGTCCTATACTAATTTTACCATGTATAGGGTAATCAAACCGTCCCCACATTTATGCATATCCATTCATCGTTCCTACTTGCATCCACTCTTTATCAGAATAATTTCCGTATCGATAAATATATCCACTTAATGGATACTCAGTTATTACTAAAATTAATGATTCTCCATATTTTTCTTTAATTTGTTCATAAATATCTTGAAGATTCAGTATTTCATCTTCCTCAGTCTTTCTCCATTCCGGAATAAATAAAATATCTTCTTGCATCTCATTTTTGTATGGAGATACAATAATTCTTAAACTCGCCCCTCCCATCCTATAGAATTTTATTTCATCTGGATTATCAATTGATTTCATTTTATCTCCTCCATCTTATCTACTATTTTTTCAAGCATTGCCATATCTTCATCGGTTAATTTCTCACTGGCTTGTATAACCAATCTTAAGGCATATAAAAATTCTGTTACCCGTATAGTGCTTTTTTAGTATCAATCATCCTTTCCACCTCCCAAATAATGTCATCAACCGCCTATATTCATCCAGCGTTTTTCTCTGGTACCCATAAAAATCATCCCGTTTAATTGGTATGTTCTTCCTCTTACTCAGCTTGTCATATCCGATGTTACCTACAAGGCTCTCATATATTTCTACTTCCAGGCCAGGAGCGGAGGATATGGCACACTGGAACAATGTAAGCTTATCTTCTATGCTGGCGGTCTGGCAGTATTTTTTTATGCGTTTGGCTTCATCATCGGTAATGCCATAATCGCTATAGTTCTTGTCCCTGGTCCTCATAGCCCTCCTTTCTACTTATTCTCATTTTAATTCTTTCAAAGTCGCATCTTTAATATCCTCCGGTTCTGCATACTCACAACAGGTTAATATCTTTTCACGGCTAAAATTCAAGTCCTCTGCCGTATCACAGCAAATCGCTCCTCCGATAAGCTCATCACAGCTCATATCAATTACGCATTTACAACCATATGCGTATTTGCTTTTACACTTAATCATTTTTTTACACCTCCATTAAATGTCTAATATGTCAGTTTAGCGTATTATAACGCTCTGCCCCTCTTTGTCCGTAATATCCACTGAAATCGTCATTCTTCCGAACGTGCCCATTACCCTGTCTCTGATTTCTTCACGGACAATACTTCTTGCGCTTTTATCTATGCACTGTTCAATTTTATTTGATATAGCATCACTTGTATTTGTCTCATGCAGCGCTTGAAATATTGCCCTTTTAAGTTCTTCTTGTAGAACCTCTTTAACCATATCCTTTAACGTGTTTTTATTGATTCCTGCTTCATTAAGCATCTGCCTTACTTCCTGCCTAATGGCAATCTGTTCTACAGTCATATACTTTTCCTTTCCGGCAATCGCCTAAATGCTAATTTAGCGAACATCACGAAGCAAGTCATCAATACCAATTGTATCCGCTGACACTGGCAAGTCTGCTCTCAAATATTGCCATTTGCTCTTTAGATTTCGTAACATCTGCCGTAACTCATCGCACTCCCGATAAACCTCCGGAACCTCACTCTTTTCTTCCGGGTGTAAAAAAGCTTTCAATTCTTCGTACTCGGCATCAAGCTTAGTCATTTTATTGTAATACCTGTCATATCCTGTATCATTATAACTGCCCCGCGCCTCATTGTAGGCTTTTCGGTTCCTTTCCATCTCCTGTGTGATTTTTATCACAGCTTTTTCAATTACTTTCTGCATATTATTCTTCCTTCCTTCCTCCGGTTTTCCCGGAAATGTTAATTTACTGTATCAAACATGCTGATTTGATCATCTGGCTCCCAGGACAGCATTTCAGTCTTTGCCCTTCGATAAAAAGTACGGTCAATCTCAAAGCCATATGCACTCCGTCCTAACTCATACGCAGCACGTAATGTACTTCCGCTTCCTGCGCAGGGGTCAATCACAACATCTCCCGGATCCGTAAAGACTTCTATCAGATATTTCAACACTTTTACCGGCTTTTGTGCCGGGTGGATTTTCGGAATGTCTTTCCCATCCCTCTCCCATCGGAACCAGTTAAACACCATATGCCCTGTACCAGGGATCGTCTTTCCATTCTCGTCCGTCCTCACGCCGTTTCTGAATTTTGGCAATCGGTCACGGTACAGCACAAGGGCATATTCTGTCGCGCCTACGATCCGCATATTTGCTTTTAACACCTGTGGGCTGTAATTCTTGCAGAAAACCAATGGTATGTAATTTACAAACCCATGTTTTTCTGCTGCCTTAATCAATGTCTGGATCTGCTCGAAACTGCAAAATACGATCATGCACGGGCTATCGCTGCTGCGGCCACGCTGCACCGGTTTCACATCATCTTTTTTTAACATCTTTGAGCAAAAGTGGAAATACTCAAAAAGATTGAAATTGAAGTCCGAGTTAAATGCCGCTTTTCCTGCCAGCCTGCTTTCCCCATTCCTGTTATCCCCTCCTTTGTACCACATTGGATTCGATCCATAAAAGTTATTTCCTACGTTATACGGTACATCCGCAATAATCAGCTGCGCTGGAGGGATTGCATATTTTTTGTAATTCTGCATATTGTCTCTGTATATCTCACATTTTACTTTTTTGGTGTATTTCATTTTTTCAGAAAGAGCCGGGATATCCCATTACGGTGGCCACCGCTCCGGCCTCCTTTCTCAAATTCTATAACATTTCAATTTTCTCTCTGTAATGTTGTATTCATAATTCACGGCACCCCCATCATTATGCCATGCTCCAACCAGAAACGGTACTCCCGCCCATATCCCTATGGTTTCGCATTTAACAATGCCGTATGCCTCTATTTCTGGACAGTATACAGGTTTTCCCGCCAGTTCCTGCAACTCCTCCAGAGTGAGTGACTCTTTATTCATTTTGGCCTCCTTCTAAAATATTAATTTACTGGTTCCCAATACCAGTCAACCCGTTGCATGACAATTTCTTTTATATCATCTTCGATTTCTTTATCTGTCATCTCGTCCGGATATTCCAGCTCATCCTCTACATCAGTACCAGCGTATCCATAATTAGCTTTATATTTTATTTTTTTCATTTTCCATCTCCGTCAAATGTTAATATTTAATCCTTCCAGCACTTCTTACCTTTCATAACTGACCTCCAAATGTTAATCTGCTTCACGGTCTAAATCTAAAACAGCAACACCATCACTGTATCCAACATCAGCAAGACCATTAACACTATATTTGTCCATGGTTAATCCCCAACCAACACTCGGATATAAATGGACTGCTTTTACCTCAAATTCTGGATTCTCCAACAACTTTTCCGCCAATTCTTTCGCTTTCATGTATTCCTCCAAATTTCGATTTAGTCTCTCAAATACCTAACTGTCATTTCCCAGAATAACAGGCCGGTGGTTTATACTCCATCCATGCAATCACCTTATCTTTGACTGGTTTCTGATTTGCATAAAGAAATTCGCCTTTAAATTTGTCATACCTTCCCTCGACTGTACGTGAATAACCGTTGGGATATTGAATACTAATCCAAAGTCTATCGCTTGTGTATGTCTCTGGTAATTCCTTTTCTACCGGAGTCCACTTATGTAACAGATTTTCTATTTCCTTCGGATTCATACCCGTGTTCTCATATTCCATAAGTGTTTCCCGTAGGTCTTCCATTGCCCACATAATGCGGTATACCAATGCAGTGCGTCCATCTGGGTCATTGATACCATATTGCAGATTGTCCATTAAGATATCATCCAATGTCTCATTATCGTCTGGCAGTTCGCTTCCCTCTGCCTCGCTGAATCTGCGGATGAAGTCCCGCAAATCCATGTCCGAATCATAATCCCTGTACCATGCCCACCCATCCTTTGCGTACATGCAATTATGTGCCAGCTCTACCATGTTCATTTCACCAGCAGGCTTTTCTATTGTCGTTCTTTTCATCCCTCTGCCTCCTCCGGCTTACTACACCGCTCAAACTCTATTACCCATACCCAGGGATTGGCGGTCCAACCATAACGGTCAATATTTAACTTATCAACCGTAGAATCCCATAGTTGCGAAAATGCATATTGTTGTTCCTGCCCATTCAATACATGAGGATGTTCTGTTTTAATCCCTTCCTTTTCTATTTGGTCGAGTGTTATCTTCTGCAACCTCTCCACCCTCACATCTGTCACTTTTAGCCAGATACGAGCTGCTTCCTTTGGCATATGGATTGATGGGTGCCACTTATGCATTGACGGCGGAAACGTATCATCTTCTGTGGTTCCGTAGTCTGTGCGGTATACAAAGCATCCTGGTGCTCCTTTATATGTATCCGGCGCCGGAGTATTACACGCATTTGCACATCTTGTACAAGGATTAAATCCCCATGTTTCCCGAACATATAGAATGTCACCAGCGCCATATGGAGCGTGTATCCAGGAGCCTCCTCGCATCGGTATTACTCCATAGCCGCATTGACGACAAGCCCACTCATTTCCTCCCATATCCCAGAATCCCTTTTCGTGGCTACACTCACTTTCTGTTCCTTCTAAGGACATTTCAAATTGCGGCTTAATCACTCTCCTGGTAACTGTCTTACGCCCTTCCAGGATTGCCCGAACCATGTCGCTGTTAAATAATATCTGTCTTGCCATGACCTGCGCCTCCATCCGAAAATAGTTAATACTCATCATCGTCAACCAATATCTTGCAATCTTCCCACTCGGCTCCACACCGGGCGCATACCATAAAATCTGGTTCGTCTGCACACGGAACCCCTCTGGTGCAATCGCAATATCTGCATTCCCAGTGGGTACCTGGTGGCTTTTTTATAAAGCCATTCTGTACGGCGCAGCCCCGGCATATGTTCAGCTCAGTTCCATTTTTCCTGTTTTTGATTTTGACAGTCTTGGATGTGCAGCAATCACACATATCACATTTCATTGCCTTCTCCTCCCTTCAGTTTCAGCACTGATACTTCATAAGCAGTGCGTATCTCTGTTTCTGTCTCGCTGAGTTTTTTGATGTATTCGCGGCTTTGTACGCGTCCCCATATCTCTATCCTGTTTCCTACCTCGAATCCGGATGCACGGCGTGCATTGCGGCCCCAGCAGATACAGGGGATATAGTCCGATTTTGAATAATTGCCGGTACTGGCTCCCAGCTTTGGCTTTGGCCCAATCAACGGCCCCGGCTGCCGTCCAACTTTGGCATGGCGCTCCCGTTGCTTTCTCGGCGCGTTATCAGCTCACCCTCTTTTTTATTGTCTATCTGGTTTTTGCTCCAGAGATTTTTTTACAAGGTCCCTCGTTCGTCCTTGCGCCGTATAGCCGATATGCCAGCTTAACGATTTGGTTGACAAAAACATGTAAAATCTGTAAAACACGCTCATGTTAAGCAAATTATTAATTACTTAATGATAAATCTATCTAATATCTTCTGTGAAACTGGTTGATAATTCTTCCAGCTCCTTATTGTTGCAATAAAACCGGCAACTGTCACCCGGTCTTTTATATGCACCTTTATGGGTGCAGATGAGAATATATATCCCTTTTGGTGGATTTCTTCTAACTGAAAATGCACAGTCAGCACACTTATTTTTCATATCTCCTGCTCCCTGTCTATCTATCATTCCTCTGTCTCCATGCTCCACTCAATATCCCATTTGATTCTCTGCCCACAGTGTCCACAATATGGATAATTTGAATTAACCCCTTCACCGCAAGATGGGCACAATCCGATATTCTCTTTGTCTTTAATAAAACACCTTTCATCCTCTGGTTTTTTTGTTATCTGTTTCTGTAGAGCTGATATGACAGCCTCAACATTTTTCAATGGTATATGTCTAAATGACTTAACCTCTTGGCATCCCATCAATTTTGCATTTTCAACTACCATTGATAGGTCTTTCGCGATTCCTTCTTCAATCATCCCTCTGCCTCCTTACAATAGCCGCTTTGTTCACACGTTTCTGCATCCTCGCAATAATCGCATTCCCCAGAACATCCCCTTACCGTTTCCTGTTCTTCTTTACATCTGTTATTCATGGCTTTTCTCCTCTAAATGCATGCCAAATGAGTCAATTGCCTTCATGGCCTCTCCCAAATCATCAAACACCCTTCCATCGTACGAGATATCATCAATCCGGTACCCCAGTTCATCTCCATCGGATGGGGTTGCTACCCTCAAGGTGCAGATATCCATGCCTTTGTATTCCGTTACCTTTGCATATCTATTGCTTAAGTGCTTCATTTTCCCTCCTCCATAAATGTGTGTTTTGATTACTTGGACGCCTAGAAAAATCAGGACATATTTCAGTCCTATCATATGCCGGTCGGAGAAATGCTGTAGTCATGGGTGATGGATATTTCTCCATGTCCTTTATTGCTGCCATTCTTTGGCGTTCTGAATTGTCACTATATTGATTTTTCATTTTGTTATCTGGCAATTCAATTCCACCTTGCCTGAATGTTATCCTTGGTATCCCATGTGTAATGCATTCCGGGTATTGTTATAGTTCTAGGGCATTCATCCACATAATCAATCAACCCTATCTCTTTCATATCCCGCAGATATCCCCAGATAGTAGAGCTTGACGTATAACCAACCCCATCCCCTATTTCCCTGGTTGTTGGAGGATAATCATGCTCTAACATGTATTGCTTTACAAACACCAAGATTTTTTTATGTATTTCTTTCATTTGCTTCCTCCGACACCCAGTCTTTTACCTGTTTTAACATCAATGCATCATAATCGGTATCTCGTTGTTCAAAATTGTGAAACTGATTTTTACTGCCTTTGGCGGTCGATTCCTGCCGCTGGCTTCGTACCCAGGTCCTTACCGAGGCTTTCCAGTCCTTCATCTTGTTTTTCCCAACCATCCATCCCTTTGATGCATAAAAATCAACAAAACTCTCTGGGTCAATGCCATATCCATTCAAAGTGCAGTAATCGGACACATCCGACACCGAAGGTGGAGTAAATGTTTTTTTATTATTATCATTTACATTATCCTTTTCCTTTACATTATCCTTTTCCTTAGGTTTTGCTTTGGTTATGGTTTGGTTATCACTTGGTTTATTATAATTGGATTCTAGGTTATTGTTTGGTTCTGGTTTGATTACTGGCCTACCACCCTTGGTTCCGTTTTGGTATCTACGATTATTCGCATCAATTTGTGGTTTTGCCATTAAAAACATTGCCGATGCAACACCTGCCGATTTAGGCTCTATTTCATCGAGTCCATATTCTAATATTGCTGTAAGAGATTCCAATCTTTCTTTTTCCGGCAGCTGCTTAATAGCTTCCCAGAAACTGCGATAAAATACAACACTATCTCTCATAACCCAGCTCCAAACATACTAATCTGACCGGGAATACCTTTATCTTTTTTCTTATTCCGGCTTATAAACAGCTGTGCGCCACGTTCTGCTGCCTTTATGCTCTTAGTCCTATTATTCTGGCTGACAAGCCATTTCTCTGTTTCTTGCCGTCCCTGTGCATCGTCACGGGGTATATAGTAACCTTTCCCTGTTGGCAATGTAAGAATCACTTTATCGTGCCTTAATATCTCAATGGCGGTTCGTATATCTCTATCCGATTCCCCTATCTTGGATACCAGTTCATCTCTGTTCAATGCATTCTCTTTACCTACAAGGAGCGCATTATATACCCTTGCTTGAACATCTTCACTAACAGTTCGCTTATTCTTCAAATAATCCCTCCTTTCGGGCCGGGTAAAGGAGGTTTGATAGGTCCCGGCCCAGGGTCAGAAAGTATGTCGTGACATATTAGCAATCTGACCAGTAATCATTACCGTTGTATGTATCAGCCTATTGGCATTGATACTAATTTCAGTTTAGACGAATAACCGTGATACAGCTTCCCGGCCAGATATACGCCTTCCTACCACCGTGAGTCCGTCCACGGCATACCCACCACTGTATCCTTCCAGCATGACACACTCTGTTCCGCAAATATCAAAAGGCTGGCTTCTGACTGTAAAGACCTTTCCTTTGTTCTTTTCTGCCACAACATATTTTTCATTCATAGTTACCATATCGCCTACGTTCATATCCTTTTTCCTTTCCTCCGGCTCTCCCGGAAATCTTAAATTTTGTTATGCAAATGTTAATTATCATCAAACTTGATACCATATACCTTATATTTGCTCTCGAACTCTGTCATCCCTATGTTATGCGCTTCTGTATGGTGCTGCCGGCATAGACATATTTTCCGGTAATCCGAATCATCAACCTTCCTGCGGTCATAACCCATGCCTATTGTGTCTACATGGTGTACCTCTCCATCTCGACCGCATATAGCACATTTCCGAAGTTTGAGACATGCATATAGGTAATGGCCTATATCATCGGTACGGTTAAGGGCAAAATCCAGCAGCGGTATCCCTTGTTCCAGCGCATAATCCAGCATGGTATTAATAAATTCTCTGGCAATATCCATGGAACAATCAGACAGGGAAAAATATCCGCATCCAGTCCGGTTGATATGTAAATACTTAAGCCATTCTTTCTCTACCTCTGGCACATTCCCGGAATAAGCCGATATATCATTGACCGTGGCATAAATCTTTCGGCGCTGGTCTGAACTGATGTGCCTGCCATCGTCAAGCCATATGCTGCAACTATTCATGTGCTTCTCAATAATCGGTTCCATGAGATTTTTTCCAGGAATGAATATCTGTAAATATGTCCCCTCAGGAACCAGCTTGTATGCTGTTATATCCGCTGACTCATGCATATAATCACCTCTTTAATTCCAGGGAAGTCCACTATCCTGCATATCATTTGGAGGCTGGGTTGCTGACTCTTTATCTGGATTCTTTTTCAGCTTTATAATTGTTTCATTCGCCTGAGAACTGGTCATATCATGGATATCAGTTAATCCATACTTCGATAGCACATTTTTAATTCCTATTCCCGTCCGTTTCAGTTCCAGGAATATTTCATTGATATCGGATTCATTAATCAAATCAGGATTATTCTGCTTATTGTATTTAGTTCGGTCTGAATCCCAATAAACATCCGCGCCAATCCCAAGCTGCTTACACGCTACCGATATAGCATCTGTGGTTGCCATCTTATAGCATTCGTCCGAAACGTATATGCCGGATTTCTCTTTTGATGCAAACATGCTACCGCCGTTTCCGGGAATTGGTTTAGACCACTCTCCATCAACCTTTATGTATAATTCGATATCTACAAAAGCTGCTATCTCATTGCCCGATGTTTCTAACCACTTTCGTGTAGGTATGTAGTACCACCCTATCCCACATGGACCGAACTGCTCAGTAAGGATTTTTATGCGCCACATAGGGTTGATATCGGTCATACCGCTGGTACGGCCTCCCTTAATGGTTTTCTTGGCGCTATCTGGGACAGAACGAACCTTTTCGTATAAATCAAGATTCTCCATCTTTGTTCTCCTTCATCAGCGTACCAATAATATAGTTAATAGCCATTTCCAGTTCCACCCTAACATTTTTTATTGTACAAAGGCTTTTTCTGTAGTTGAGATAAGATACCATTGCAGTACCATCAATCATCTTGTTTTCCAGATTCATGTTTTATAATCTCCTTATAATGCTGTTTATGATGTTCTCTGTCCTTCTCCCTACATTTGTCACATTCTTTCCATTGTTCAGGGTCAAGGAAACATCCGCAAGAATCACAACAGTAACTATACATCCTTTTCGTTCTCTATATTGTCATATGTTCTTCCCTCTAAAATTGACCTCATTACAACTTTTGATGCATACTGGTCTGAATCCATAAAAATTAATGCTGAATTTACGCGACCTTTAAGCTCTACAAGATTTTTATACTCGCTAATACTTATTTCAACTGTTCTTTCTTCCATCTTGCAAACCTCCATAATCTCTGATATAATCAGACTGAGTTATTTTTTGTATCCGGTCGTTTAGCTCTGTCAAGCTGACGACCTTTTTTATTGGCTTACCATATCCGGTGTACCGACTAGCATTTATCATTGCCCCGGCCCGGTTGGTTCCATTGCGGCGGCGGCTCATAATATCACCGCCATGCATATCACCAGCAATCCGCTTAAGACCATCACCGCAGCGGTTAAACCGCGAATAATCATCCGGTCTTTCTGCCGCGGGCTTAAGTGTGTTTTTCCAACAGGTATGTATTCAAGCTGTTTCACTAAATTTCATCTCCTTTTTGGTCAGCTCCAGAAGTATCTGAAGCTTATCTATTGTTAGTTTCCCAGGGTTGGACTTGCGCTCCCTAAATGAGCTTGTACATAATCCTAAGTACTGGGCCAACTCAGAATCATCAAAATTGTTTCTTATCTTGGCTTCTTCTATCAGTAATCGGATGCTATCCTTTTGCCATTCTGAAGGTTTCTTAGATTTCACGACTTCACTTCCTTTCGTTTATACATTCTAGGATAAACTATCTTCTACTATCTCTTTTACATCCACACCAAGAGCATTTGCCATGCGTCCGGCACACACAGGTGTAACTTCCCGCATATTTAAAATAACATTCATACGCGCTCGACTCACGCCATACCGTTTGGAAAGATTTGTTATAGTCAAAGAATTTCTAGCCAAAGCAATATCAATTTTATCTCTACTAAGTTTCATCTCTTACTACCTCCTATCAAATTTTAAAATACTGGTAAAGCGCTATTGCTATAATTATTAGTATCTCTGTAAAAACAGTGCAAACAACTCCTGCTAAAAATGGACTAATGTACATCGTTTATCTCCTTCTCTTCCTCTTGATTCCCCGGCTCTTGCCGTTTTTCTTAATCCTGGCTCGCTGTCCCATTCTCTAAATCTCCTTGTGTTCCTGTATTGATGTTGTTCAGTCCAGTGCCATCCTGGGAAACATAGTCATATGTACCCGCGGTATAAAGCCATGCTGCATTGGTGCCAATCAGCGCCGCCAGCGTTACCAGAAACGCTATAAACCAATGCTTTGCATTCCTCTTGCTCTGCTCAATTACCTCTACAGCAAAATACTGCTCCAGCCCTTCCCATGTTGGCTTGTCCTTCTGGTTTTCAATGTTCATAAATATTTTCCTCCTGTGCTTGCGTAATACAGGAGAAAATGGTAAAATATTCCTGTATCCGCATTAGTCGTGTTAATGTGGTTACGGCTCCGGTTGGTGTTTGTGGCACCGCCGGGGCATTTTATAAATCTAATCTTCCGCTTCTATGAGTTCCCCATCTTTAAGCATATACCATGTATCTGCTTTGATGTTTACTCCATCAACAACTACTGCTTTCCAGTTGGAAATTTTACAGCTATTTTCTTCTTCTGCAATAACCAAAATCGAACCTAGCCCTCCTTTTGCCTTTACCCCTTTTCCTCTTGCAACAGATAATCCGTTTTCGCCTGTTGATGATTTTCCACGACTTGTTGCTGCTCCTCTGTTCCCGGCTGTTGCTACTCCGTAGTCCCCGACTGTTGCTGCTCCGCTGTACCCGGCTGTTGCTACTCCGCTGTACCCGGCTGTTGCTGCTCCGTAGTCCCCGGCTGTTGCTGCTCCGTAGTCCCCGGCTGTTGCTGCTCCTCTGTTCCCGGCTGTTGCTACTCCGTAGTCCCCGGCTGTTGCTGCTCCGTAGTCCCCGGCTGTTGCTGCTCCTCTGTTCCCGGCTGTTGCTACTCCGTAGTCCCCGGCTGTTGCTGCTCCGTAGTCCCCGGCTGTTGCTGCTCCGCTGTTCCCGGCTGTTGCTGCTTTAGATTCTATACAAGTTTTTTCAACCTTTTCTTTGGTATATTTAATTGCTGCATTTACAATTCCAGCAATATTCAGTTGCGCACCAATGCGCATCTTTGTTGATGCAATTTTACTATCATCATCGTGTCTGCTTATGTCTCCACTCTGCTCTACCTCACAATACACAGATTTTGATGGTGGATAATATTTAAAACAATCAAGTGGGTATTCGCATGCATGCATACCGCATTCACAAGCCACGGCTTTATCTTCCTCGTAATCCTTTCCCACTTCATATTGTTTATTTTTGCAGGTCATATCCTTATTAAAACCTTTATACGATTTTATTATTTCTTCCATGTTTCCTCCTTTAATCTTGTCATTCCTACCCCTCTCCTTTATAATTTAAGTACAGGCGTTGCCGCGCCGAGTACATAAGAAAGGAGATAATATGTCTGAAAATGCAATGTTGCTTCTTCGTAAAATGGCCAATGAATTTGATAAAACGAAGCGTAAATCTTTTGATTCTGACTTTTATATTGCTTTCTCTGATAGAATTATTAATGAATTAGAATCATATGGATATATCATTTGCCGAAATGATGTTATAGCTTCAATAGAATTAACGCCTGCCGGATACGAAAAGGCAACCAATTAATTCCTAAGAGCCGTCTTGTCGTGCGGCTCTACTCCAATCAGAGTATTTGTTACCATATCAACCTTTCCATCTTCCAAAAATTCAAAATCATTCAAGTTAAAAGAAATGGTAATTTCTGGATTCCTACCTACTTCATGAATATAAGAAACGGATGAAATACCTTTCCCTATAGATTTTCCACATAATTCAAAATAGGTATGTTTTCCATCGCTCACCAACCTAAACTTTGGTCCATTCATCATCTTTCACCTCCTACTCTAAGAAATACTGTTGGTAGTACGCCGAGAATCTTCAAACGCTTTTATATCATCTTCACTTATTCGGTACTCCCTACCAATCTTGATTGCTGATAACTTTTTTTTGCGAATCCAGTCCCATACAGTAATGACCTGTACAGCATATCTATCAGCTACCTGTTCGCAGGTATACATTTTCGACAATTTATCACTTCCTTTCTTGCGTTTTGCATGGTTTAGCCATATAATCAGATAAAAACGAGGTTTACCATATGGCTATTGATGTAAGTACAATTCATATTTCTTTTTGCGATAAAATTGCATTGACCTATATCAGAATCAGAAAACGGGTTCGTATAATTGATATGGATTCTCATAAGCATTACCGTGCTCTTAATAAAAAATTCTTAATCAGAAACATCCCAACCGAAAAAGGGAGACCAAGACCGACTGAATTTTACGAACTCCATGACATTGGGAGAGATTATATTAATTACCGCTCTGAACGCCGAATTGATAAAGCTATAATGCCAATCATTACTGCTGTTATAACTGCACTCCTAACCGAATTGCTATTACATGGAACAATACTGTCACAATTACTGACACTATGGCAGAATATAAGCAATCCATAAAGCACTCTTCCCGCTGTTCTCTGCTCATATTCCTGTAATGCTCAATAATTTTTTTGAATATTAGCCTCACCTCCTAAATAATACTTGCGTTTGCCTCGGTTTAGTGATATACTAAGTTTACCAGACGAGGTACATCACCAAACCGAATATCCTCTTTATGATTTACTGTGTTATACTGAGGTATAAACATAATATACCACTATATACCACAGTAGTCAATAGTTTTATTGCGTTTTGACGATGTATTTTTAAAATACAATGAGAGGTGGTATTATGTACGAAATATTTGAAAAATTACTAGATGCACACGGCATGACAATTTACAAATTTTGCAAACAAACAGGCGTATCGGAATCTACCATATACACATGGAAAAAGAAAAGAACTAAATGCAACCCAAAACTCCAAAAAATTGTATGTGACTATTTTAAAATTACAACTGACTACCTTATGAATGGAGAAGAAAAAGAGGATAGTCCAAAGTATTACTTAAACGAAGAGACTGCCGCTATTGCTCAAGATATTTTTGAAAATAAAGAACTGCGGTTGTTATTCGATGCCGCTAAAGACGCAGAGCCAGATGATTTGAAAACTACACACGATATGTTGCTTGCTTTAAAGAGAAAGGAACGGGGTAATATTGATTGACTACCATGTCCAATTGATTAGCTTTCCATCTGGAAAAATACATGAGGCCGTAACGCCTAATGAGGATGGAACCGTTACTATATTTTTAGATAAAAATGCAACCACGGAATCACAGAGACAACGATTCTGGCATGTAATAAGGCACTTAGAGGGAAATGATTTTCAAAAAGATGATGTGCAGGAAATTGAGTCTGATGCTCATTCTGGAGGATGATTATGAGTATTAAAGGAACTACTAAGGAATTATTTATTGGAAAAGAAGAAATAAATATTTTTAACTTTTTTGGTTCTAAAACAACACTGCAATATTCTAATATGAAAAAAATTGAATATTGCTTTGCAACCAAAATCAAATGTGGTTATATGAATTTTATAAGCCGTACTAATGAAAAAACCACGTTTGAGTTTGCATATAAAGCTAATGAACCTATTTTACGAGCTGTAGACTATATATCCGAAAATTGCCCTGATTTGCCTATGGTTGAAACAGAACAGCAAGAACAGGCTTTTGCTCAAACTCCTAAAGAAAATAAATCAGGTTTAAAATGTCCTAAATGTAAAAGCCATAATGTGGACTTATGGTCTAACGAAGCCAACTATCATATAAAACAAAAAACATCTGTAAATTTGAATCCTTTGCATCCTCTAACAGTATTTAATACAAAAGAGGAGAAAAAAGAGAAAAAATCTGCTGCAAAAATTGGACTTGGTATAGCTACCGCTGGAACCTCTTTGATTTTTACCGGGACAAAAAAGAAAGCGCATAATGAATACTATTGTCGTGATTGCGGAAACAGATGGATTGGAAAATAGAATAGCGATAACGTTTTAAGGAGCAAAAACATGAGCATTAAAGGAGATTGGGCCAAACTTTACATCGGAAAAGATGAAGCTAATATCATAGATATCTTTGGAAATAAGTCAAAGATAAAGTATGAGGATATTGAAAAGATAGAATATGAATTTCGTTCTACCACAGAAGGGGGATACATAGATTTTTATTTTCAATACGGAAAAACCAAGCGCTTTACATTCTCAAAAAAAAGGAACGAGCCAATACAAAGAGCAATTGATTATATTCAAGAAAAATATCCTGATTTAGATATCATAGAACATGATTCCAACCAAGACC